AAAGAATCTTTATCCCAATACGACTGGGTAGATAATATTATTAAAACAAATACATCTGATGCTATACTGGATGAAGAGGGTAACGAAGTTACTCCTGCAGAAGAATTCCTAGGCATTGCAGAGTCTAATATTATTCCGCTTCTTGTGGCGGCAGTAAAAGAACTAAAAGCAAGAGTAGAAACTTTGGAGGCTAACTAATGTCTAGAGTTAGAGATCTAGCAAGTATATTAACAGCATCATCTAGTATGGCTACTGATACTGAGGTTTCTGCTGTATCCGCCCAAATTCCTGCAAATGTTGCTGGGAAGAATGCAGCTATAAATGGAGGATTTGATATTTGGCAAAGAGGCACATCATTTGCATCAACAGGCGGATCTTATACAGCAGATCGTTGGTGGAGTGCAGCTTCAGGCAGCGGTTCAACTACAATTTCTCGTCAAGCACCAGGCTCAACTCTTCCACAATTTCAGTATGCTTTACGTACTCAAAGAAATAGCGGTAGTACCGAAACAACATCTCAACAACTAGGATACACCCTTGAAACTGCTGATTCGTTACGTTTTGCAGGTCAAACAATAACAGTTTCATTTTATGCAAGAGCAGGAGCAAACTATTCTACTTCAGGCAGCGGTCTATTCTTTTTGCTTAATACTGGAACTGGAAGCGACCAAAGACTTTTGGGGGCAGGGTTTACGGGTAACGCTAACATACTTTTTACTTCAGCAACATTATCAACTTCTTGGCAAAGATTTTCTTATCAAGTTGCAATAGGCAGTACCGCAACAGGAATTGGTTTTTATTGGCAAGCAAATGTGTCTGGTACTGCAGGAGCTAATGACTGGTTTGAAATTACTGGAGTTCAATTAGAGATTGGATCTTCTGCTACACCTTTTTCCCGTGCAGGAGGAGATATTCAAGGTGAACTTGCTGCATGCCAAAGATATTATCAGCGTAAAAATTCAGCTGGCAATGGAACAATCTTTGCAATGGGGCAATGTCAAAATACAACAAATGCCTATTATATGTGCCCCACACCAGTTCAATTAAGAGTTTCTCCTTCTGTTGTTACAAGTGGAGTTGTTGGTTGGACGGCGTCTACAGGAAACGCAGGAGGAACAATTGCTGTTTTTCAAATGAGTCCAAATGCAGTTAGTCTTCAACTCACTGGAGGCAATAGCTTGGTTGCTGGCAATGCTTCAGCAATGGCAGGAACCACATCAAGCGCATATCTAGAATTAAGTGCGGAATTATAGGAGATAAATTATGGCTAAAAAAATAAGAGTATGGGATGGAACAGCATGGCAAGATGTAGCACCATCATTGCCATATACAGCCATTCATTCTGCCCAAGCCTCAATGCCAGCAACTGGCGTAGATGGGCAAGTTTGGCTAGATACAGATGGAACATTGGCGGGACAAGATTTTGTTCCATTATCTGGCGGAACAATGACAGGAAATTTAAACACTCCTTCTATTAATGCTGGCGGAATTGCGGGACAGAATTATTTTATTAACGGAGGAATGGATTTCTGGCAAAGAGGAACATCATTCACTGGTTCATCTGGAAGCGTACTAAATTTAGCAGATAGATGGAAGAGCTATGATATCTCATCAACATCACGGTCTACAGATGTTCCTGCAGGACAAGGATTCCAATATTCAATTTCATTTTCAGCCGCTGCTGGAGGATCTTATCCAAGACTACAATATAGAATGCATTCAGAAGAAGCAGCATTTCTAGCAGGCAAAACAGTCACATTCTCATTTTGGGCAAAAAATGGAGCAGGAACAGCAATGTTTTTTGCAGAGCAACAATTTCCAACTACAGCAAACTCTTTTGATGGAGCAACAACTAATTTAGGTGGAACTACATTTGCAACATCAGGTAACTTTTCAACATCATGGCAAAAGTATACATGGACAACAACTGTTCATGCAACAACTGCAACAAATGGAATGACATTTCACTTAGTAAGAGATCCATCATCAGCTTCTACAACTTTAATAACAGGCCTTAAAATGGAGCTTGGAAATCAAGCAACACCATTTACTAGAGCTGGCTTAACCCTAGCTGGAGAATTAGCAGCATGTCAGAGATATTATTATCAAACAGTAGGAGAAGAAGTGTCTGGCACATTTTTTAATAGCGGTGCAGCTGCTTTCATTTTTAAATTTCCAACACAAATGAGAACAAGTCCATCAGCAAGTTTTCCAACCTCATTAACGGGTGTAATTGATCAATTTGGAGTAGGCGCTGTTACACCATCTTCATTAACTAGCAATAGAATATCTACAAGAGCTGCTAGTTTTTATGCTGCAGGACTTAGTGGAATGACTGTTGGAGTCCCATGTATTTGGATAGGCGGACCAATAGCCTATAGCGCAGAATTATAAGGAGACATAAATGCCAACATTAGGAAATACACCAAGACCAGCTTATGTATATGATACAGAGACAGATACCTGGGTCCCCGTCGGAGTAGGAGCACATACTCATAGCGATATACCAAATACATTGGTAGATGCTAAGGGGGATCTTATTACTGCTACTGCAGACAACGTTCCTGCCCGTTTAGCAAAAGGGGCGGACGGAACAGTATTAGTTGCAGACTCTTCTACTTCAACAGGATTAGCATGGCAACCATATGCTGCACCATTTGTAGCTGGAAAAAACAAAGTTATCAATGGTGACATGAATGTTTGGCAAAGAGGTGCGTCTTTTCTTGGTGGTGGCACTAATAGTTTTGTTGGTTATACGGCTGATAGATGGTATGCAAACCTTGCAAATGTAACCCGTGGGTCGTTTATACCTGGAGAACTGCCAGTAGCCGAAGGCTCGCAGTATTTCTTAAAAGCATTTAATGCAACAGGTATGGGTTCTGGGGCATTTGACCGCATGGATTACCGAATTGAGGATGTGCGTACTCTTGCAGGTCAAACAGTAACAGTTTCTTTCTACACAAGAAAACCAACGGCAAAGAATGGTCTTTTGGCGGGCGCCATTGTGCAAAATTTTGGTTCTGGTGGCAGCGCAAATGTAACCGCAGGTGGAATAAGCGCTCCAGCATATTCAGGAACTTCTTGGGTTCGCAGCGTAACAACATTTACCATGCCATCACTTGCTGGGAAAACTATTGGAACAAATAGTTACATAGAGATTCAACTTTATGGAAATATGGGTGGCACACCTAACTTTGAGTATGACATATGGGGTTTGCAATTAGAGGCTGGTCCAATAGCTACCCCATTTACAACAGCAACAGGAACAATTCAGGGTGAACTTGCTGCCTGCCAAAGATATTTTCAGGCATTGTCATGGGGTCCTACTTATAATACAGCAATACATAGCGGACATTTTTGGAGCAGTACAAAGAGTCTTGGAACAGTTCATTTAAAAACAACAATGCGTTCAAATCCAGCCGTATCAATATCTTCTCCATCACATGTTACAGTTTATTCAGCAAATGCAACGTATTCTGTTTCTAGCATTGGCGTAGATGCCACAACACCAGCCTCTTTTGACATAGAATTTGTAACTTCTTCTGCTGGAACAGCAGGATATGGTACATTTAATCGTATAACTAACTCTTCTGGTTATTTATGGATTTCAGCAGAACTATAAGGAGAAATAATGCTAAATTATCAAACAGTAACAACTGAAAATATGGACGGAACCACAACAGATCATATTATTATAGATCGTGGAAATGAAGAGTTTACTTCGTTTCCCGCCATTGATGGAAACCCTGCATATGAGCAGTTTAAGTTACAACTAGAAGAAGAGTCAGCGGAATAAAAATATGAGTTATCAGCTTAAGGTAATCAAGGATTACCCAATTGGTTTTTGGCCACTGGATGAAAGTTCTGGAACTACCGCTGCTGATATTTCAGGATGTGGAAATAATGCTACATATGTAGGATCACCTGCAGCAAACATGTTGCCAATTATTCCAGGCGGCGGATCAGGAACTAAAATAACCAATACTGCTTATATAACAGTTCCAACATCAAAAGACTTTTATGGGTCATCTGTTTCAAACGGGCTTGGTAACAAATACTCTTCAGACAACGACTTTACATTAGAATTATGGGTTAGCCCATCTATTCAGTCTTCCACCCTAACCACCCTATTTGCAGATACAACAGACAAGATCGGGCTATATTGGGAAAAGGGCGATATTGTATTTAAAGTTACAGATACAGAACAAATTCGATGGGCTGTAACATATAGCAAAAAAGCAATGCATTTAGTAGGAATATATTCCGTAAACTCTATATCTTTATATATTGACGGAACTCAAGTAGCGACTAAAACTATAGACCCTAACTTTAAATTTGCTAACACGTCCCTAGACTTACAAATAGGCCCAACATCAGATGCTGGAGATTCCTTTGTGTTAGACGCCCCAGCAGTATATCGATATGGATTAAATTCGGCATCTATTAATAGACACTACAATGATGCCAATTATTATATCCAGCCTATACATGTTGTAACCCCAGAAGAGGGAGTATTATTCTCCTGCTCTGATAGAACAAATAAAATAGATTTTAGCTACACCTATGGAGTAGATGCTACATGGGATAGCTTTATAGATTCAAATACTTACTATGACGATAAGGGAAAGTATATTGGATTTATTCCAACTGCCACCTCCGAAGCGAAGTCATTTATAATTGAGGACTTTCTATTTGTTCCTATGGAATCAGGTTTCTTAGACTCTAAAATTGAATGGCGTAATGAGCTGGGGGTAATAGTAGAGACTAGCGTCGATGGAACAAATTACTCGACTTGCGTAAATGGAGAGTCAATTCCTCAATATAAAAAGGGCAGCTTTAATACAAGCGGACTCCTATATATTAAAATTACTATGACTACTACAGATGCCAGCAAGTTCTTGCCAAGATTATCATATTTCTCAATTAGGTTTTATAGCCAGACTAAATTTTATGCCGATAACTTTAATAGTTATATTGAATCTAACAATCAATTTGCAATAGGGTCTTTAAATTATTCCCCGCTTTTAAGACATTACAATAATGGAATTAGGCCAAATTCAGGATATGGATTTAAAATCAATACTGGATTAAATATAAATACAGTAGAGATGTTTTTTACTCCTAAAACAACTGGAGCCAATACTTTATTTTATCATGCAGCATCAGGCACCAAGTATGCCTGGAATGGGTCTGGGGCGGTCTCTAAGGCCTCTATAAGCAAAGTTTACGTCAATGGGGTAGACAAGACCTCACAGACCAATATAAGCAACTTCCTGGTCGCTGGAGAGCCTCATCATATAGTTCTTGTATTTACTGCAGCAGTAACTGGAGATCTTCAATTTAATTATGAGACTTCAGGCGGACCAGATAATCTATACAACAATATAGCAATATACAATAGAACACTTACTCAGGCAGATGTTTACGCCCACTTTGATTTATATTGCGGCAGACCAACCTCTACAGTTATTGATCCTGTAATAGACCTGACAGAATTGTCTCCTGTATATTACGATAATGACTGGGTTGTTATCCAAAGCGTCTAAATTTGTCATCTTCCGTGACAAAAAGCTGGACTTAAACCATAAAGAGTGGTAAAATAAAATACTATGGATATCAATAAAATAAATAGTCAGGTTTTAGACGAAGAGTCTACTCTTGGGATCTATGTTTGGGAAATGCCAGACGGAAGATGGATTGGCGATGATGAGGGAAACTACTTGTCTATTACTTCTAAGAAGAATAATAAGTCAAGAATCGAAGCCCTTGCTAAAGAGGTTAGAAATTTTGGTATCTATGAAGGACAGCCTAAGTTTCTTAGTGCCCGTCGAAAAGTTACAGATGAAGAATTTGAAGAACAACAATCAAGACTTAAGTGGGGCCTAGTTCCAGATCCTTTAGATATTGGTAACTACAAGGACGAAGTTAAAAAGTACGGTAATCTAAGGGGATAAAAATGCAATTTATGGAAGACGACGACTCAGCAGATATTTCAATTTCTAACATGGCGGATTGGATGAAGTTTAATACTCCAACACAATCAACAAGCAATGATCCTTTCAAGATTGAAGGAGAAGAGCTAACTAAAGTCTCAGGACTTGGTGCAACATTCCGTCGTAAAATGAATCGTGATCTTCAAAAAAGATTCCAGGGAATTGAAGGAACAGAGACTCAGCAGAACCTGCTTGCACAAGCAATTACAGGCTACGCAATGTTTGATCTTATTGAACCTCCATATAATCTAGATTATCTTTCTCGCATTTATGAAATTTCTCCATACAACTATGCAGCAATTAATGCTAAGGTTTCTAATATCGTAGGCCTAGGCCATGACTTTGTAGAAACAAGAAAAACAAATGAGGCTTTTGATAATATTACAGATGACAAGTCTTTAGACCGTGCACGACGTAAACTTAATAGACTACGTCAAGATCTATATGAGTGGTTAGAGCAGTGCAACGAAGAAGAAACATTTACAGAAACATTAATAAAGGCTTACACAGATGTTGAATCTACAGGAAATGGCTATATCGAAATTGGCAGAACATCTGCTGGCAAGATTGGCTATATCGGACATATTCCAGCAAAGACAATGCGTGTGCGTCGCCTGCGTGATGGCTTTATTCAATTGCTTTACGGCAAGGCAGTTTACTTCCGTAACTTTGGAGATCAAGATACACCAAATCCGATTGATGGCGGACTAGAAAGACCAAATGAGATTATTCATTTAAAGAAGTACACTCCAACAAATAACTATTATGGTATTCCAGATATCGTAGCGTCTTCAAATGCTATGGCTGGAAACGAATTTGCTGGCAAGTATAATCTTGATTACTTTGAGAATAAGGCGGTCCCAAGATACATTATCACAGTAAAAGGAGCTAAATTATCTACAGAGTCAGAGCGTAAACTTCTTGAATTTTTCCAGGTTGGCCTAAGAGGAAAGAATCACAGATCCCTATATATTCCGCTTCCACCAGATTCACCAGACTCAAAGGTTGAATTTAAGATGGAGCCAATTGAGGCAGGAACTCAGGAGTCCTCATTTAACGTGTATCGTAAATCTAATAGAGATGAAATTCTATTATCTCACCGTGTCCCAATTAATAAAATTGGAACTCCAGAAGGAGTTAATTTAGCGGTAGCAAGAGATGCCGATAAAACATTTAGAGAGCAAGTATGTCGTCCAGCTCAAATGAATTTAGAAAAGAAATTAAATAAAATTATTGAAGAGATGACCGATGCCCTATTACTTAAATTTAATGAGCTTACTTTGACGGATGAGGACACTCAGTCCAAGATTGATGAGCGATATTTGAGAATGCAGGTAATTACCCCTAATGAAGTTAGAATTAGAATGGGTATGGTTCCAATTGATGGTGGAGATAAAGTCGTAGAATTAAAGCCACAAGCTGCAGCAGAACAAAGAGCCCAAGCAGGACAGACCAGAACCAGAGATTCTGAAAGGTCTGCAAATTCACCAGATATTTCTGGGGAGGGCAGAAATGCTCAGGGCGACGGAAGACAAGTCAACTGACCCTACTCGACCAGTATTTGCCTTATATACAATAACGTTATAAAATTAAGCATATGAACATTGAGAAATCACTTTGGTCTTCGCATGGCGACAACATTACGTTGTCCGTGCCATTCACCAAAGTTAACCGTGAAAAAAGAACAGTCTCAGGATTTGCAACTCTAGATAATCTTGATCAGACTGGTGATGTTGTTACAGCAGAAGCAAGCCTAAAAGCATTTGAAAGTTTCCGTGGAAACATTCGTGAGATGCATGGGTCAAACGCAGTTGGTAAAATGGTTTCATTCAAACCAGAAACATTTTATGATCCAACAACAAAAGAATTTTATAATGGAGTTTATGTTGACGCATACATCTCAAAGGGCGCACAAGATACTTGGGAA